TTTCTCCCCGCCGCAAAATCGGCTGTCTGAATTGTCGAGCCGCGAAAGGCATCAACAGGCAATACCGTAATAAGAGGTAGGTTTGCAGATGTCAGATTTTTCGCCATATTAAAACACTTATCCCCTATTGTTGTCACTAAAGGGAAATCAGCTTGTTGTATTCCAGAGTTAACAAAAACATCTCTGTCAAACTCGGTAACTTTAGGAAGATTTATTGTCTGTAAGTATTTGCACGACTCAAAAGCATTTCGTTTAACTTGAGTAACATTCGGCAAATCAATCGCTGTAAGAGCCTGACATCCTAAAAATGCGCACACTCCGACCGTCGTTATACGGTCGTTTGAATATGCGCCCGATATTGAACGGGTAATAATAGCGTCCTCTATCGAGCGGTCTGCACCGCCGCTTGTTATCGCGTCAACCGCATCACCGAAACCTTTAGCGGAGTCCCATATTATTTGATTAGTATCTCCCGTTTTATTGCGAATGCGGTTAGCGGTATAAGTCATGGCTGCATCAAGTGCAGCGGAATCAACTACCTTGTCAAATGCCATTAGTAACTACCTCCTGTCCACTTCGGCAGGGCGGCGAGAGTGTCCGCGACTATTTCTGCCTTGTCTGCCGCCGTCCAGTAGTCAGTACCCTTGACAGGCGTTTTGCCGTCTGCGCCCGGCGCTCCTGTGTCTCCCTTGTCGCCCTTGAGTCCGACATCAGAGCCGTTATATTGGAGTTTGCCGTTTGAGTCGGAAAGCTTGTCAAGTGTATCTTTGTTGGCGTGGGTGTGGGATTTAGGGACGAGTGCATCGATAGCCTCTTGGACTGTAGGCATGTTCGGTAATGCGTCATTTGAATAACTAACAGCTCCAGCTTCGATTTCTGTCATAAGAAATTGCCATCTGGCTTTGTTTTCGCTGACTTTTTGCACGAATGAAGCTATCACCTGACCAGCTAAGAACATGCCAAAATAATAAAAGTTATCTTGAACGCCTTGAACCATTGGCAGCTCTAAAATTGTACCATCAACGGAAGCAACCAAAACAACCCTTTTTTCGGCGACAACTGCCTCGTCTATCTGCTCGACTGTTGTATCGCAAGATGTAACTATAAGTTCGCTTCCCTCGAATTCAACCGTCATTTTGATTACGAAATCCCTACCTAAAGCCTCACCGTCATAAGCAGGCTTTCCGTCGGTTTCAGAAAACTTATCAAGCACCGACTTGTTGGTGTGACTGTGAGATTTAGGAACAAGCTCATTGAGAGCATCTCCGACTGTCGATATGCGCGGCATAGCATCGTTGGAGTATTCAACAATATCTGCTGCAATAGGCGACAAATAAAACTGCCAATCATCTGTGCCAGACTCAGGGTTCTTAGCTACATTTGCTGCCACCAAGGACGAGCTTAAAAATGCTCCGAAAGTGTATGACTCACTGTATTCCATCTGAGTCATTGGCATAACGTATTTGTCGAATGCAATAGCTTTAATATTTTGGCCGCTTGCAACTGCAGCATCAATCTGCTCCATTGTTTTATCGCAAGAAGTGACTGTATAATTATTGCCGTCGACTTCAATTGTCATTTTGATTATGAAGTCGCCCGCTACGCTGCCTATAGAAATATTACCAGAGAGACTTACTACATTAGAAATACGACCGGAAAGATTTGCTCTATTAGGAATATGACCTTTGACAGTTCCGGTCTGTTCGATGTCTGAATTGCTCATTACCACGTTACCTCCTTAAGAATCTTGAAGGGCGTCGGAACGATAACTGTATAAACATCTCCGCCGGCAGTAGTGAGCTCAACATCATATACATACTTGCCATAGGGAAGATCACTTGTATCGCTCGGTCTTATATCAAACTGAGTAGATCCTTTGACTTCTTTCTTAACATATGGTGTTGGATCATTAACGGTTCTTTTAATTGTAAACCTTAATGTGTCAGTGGCGGAAACTATATAGTCTTCACCTGTTAAATCGTTCTGTATACTTACAGACAGCCTAGCAGTGTCTCCTCGTGTCAGCTCAATGCTGCCGTCGTCATTAACGTATAACACTTTTACTCACTTCCTAACTTGTTTTAAATATAAAAGAATCACTTCAAGACCACATTTAAAAGAGTTCATAAGGAGTTATAAGAAGATTGTATATACTTTTTAAGAAAGGAGAAAGCAAACAATTAAAGAAGAGGTGATTCTGAAAGATGAAGGTAGAATATAACGAGAACTCCTTAGCTTCTCTACCCTGCCACTGGCTTTCAGTTCCAGTGTGAACTCTTTTAAACATGGTCTTGAAAATATAAAAATTACCCCCGGAGAATTTTTGAGGAGGCCGGCGATGTGGGGAGGGGGTGTAATTTTAGCGACCCCCTCCCTATCCTTTTATGTATCGGTGTTATTTCTTTTTATTTTCTTGTAAATACCAAGAAAATCATATTTGATGATTTCATCGATTGCTCGTTCAATTTCAGCATCGATTTCTTGATCAGACATATCATCTGTAGGATTTGCTATTCTAGCTAAGTATGCACAAGAGTTATAACCTTTACCAATGTCGAACATAAGCCAAGAAGCAAACTGTTCGAATGGATTAAAAGGATTATCGACTGTTGTCAGCATAAACTTACTTTCCATAATCAGTTCACTCCTTTCAAATAGGCAGAAACTGTTGATGTTGAAACACCAAGTTTCTTTGCTATTTCTCCAATTGTGTAATTGGAATCTCTCATTGCTTTAATCTGATTAACTTTAGCTGGACTCAAAGTCGTTCTAGAACGAGGCATTGCTCTTTCTTTAATATCATCAATATCGGTATTGTTAAGTATTTTCTTTAACGTTGTTTCGCTAACAGCTCCTGCTTGTATAGCTTCCCATTCTCGATCAGTTATTTTTATAGAACGATCTCTTCTAGCCACAGCTCCAAGTTCTGAACGATATTTAGTTAGCGCTCTCTGATTTGCTTTCTTAATATCGAGTTTCTTAGAAGCCTCTTTTCGTGTCATACCAGGATTAGCATCCATTATATTTTTTATTTTTCTGTCGATTTCGGCAGCTGTCTTAATATTAGCCATCCTTTCACGAGGAGCATTTTTTAAAGCTTCATTGAGTTTAATATTTAAGTCTGAAACTTCTTTACGATATACTTCCTTAGCCGTCTTAGAATATGCAATTTTTCCTGCCGACATGGTCTCCTTACGAGCTTGATTAGCCAGGGACTTCATATGATTTGCATAGTCGGCATATAGCATTTCCATGGGGTTATTTGCATCAGAAATAAGAGTACGGGCATCATTTGTTTCTGCCATTTTTGTACTATCTTGTGTACGAATATTTGTTTTATAAACAATATCGCCGGATTTGTTAGTGAAATATACGCGTCCAGTTCCAGGATCAACATTTTTTATAGGCTCATATTTTGAAGCTGCTTCTTTATCATCGGCTTTATATCTGATCTTTTTACCATCTTCTGTAGAAATAACTATTTCATTATTTTTTTTATCGTATTTTTTAATTGGATAATATATATCATCTGCCGTTTTCCAAATAAGCGCACCTTCTGGTTTACTAGGATCATACCATTTTTTATCTTTATAATTTATAAGAGGGCTTCCCTGTCTTTTAGGAACAGGCTCTATACTCTTACTTCTTGATATGATTGTAGATGCACCGCCGTTTTGATAATCTTTTTTTAGGCCAGATATATTATTATCTAGTTCGCATTGCTTATAATCAAGATGGTGTTTTTCAGCATCGATAACAACCATGCTATAACGAACAGCTCTTTCTATTTCGCTTGGTGTCGCTCCTTTTAAAGTCATATCAGTAATAAGATTTGAAGCCACACCCATTTGCTGCTGCTTATAAGCTTCGCTCATTGTACGATATTCTACACCGTTTCTATAATAATGAAGCTTTCCGTTTGAATCTTTTTTCACTTCATCTGGACCATAAGCATCTTTTGGATCAAACCCTTTTAATCCTTTAAGCTCATCTGTTGATGTGATTCTGACTTTACCTTTTCTATCATGTGTAGGTATGCACATAACAGTGTCACCATCAAAATCTGCTCCAGACAAACGATCAGCATTATTCTTATTTATTCCAACCGCGTCAATGGACGATGTTCCTATAATATCTCTTGCCAATTCGTTTTTATTGTTTACCTTCAGTATAGGTATTTCGAATGTGCCTGCATGAGGATATCTTATAAGAGCTAGTTTAGTTCCATCTTCGTATCCAGGAGCATAAATCTCGTTGTCCTTAAGCGTATTAACTGGAATAATAACATGGTATTTCTGACCAGGCAAAGCAGCTGCCTGAAGATGAACGGCTGCAGAGTCGCATTCATCTGCAAATTTAGTTAGCAAATGTTTTTTAACTGTAGGATTTGGAAATGAACAAATCTCATCAAACTCTGCTACCTTATCTGCTTCCGCCAAATTTAGCTGCTTTTTAGCCAATTCTACAGACTGCTTAGATAAAAACTGCGAAGGAAGTTTATCTTTCCATTCTGTCCAATCTCCTTCATCTGCTCTCTTATTTATAAGACCGAGTTTTTTATCTTTAACATTCGGATCGGTTGCGCTAACACGCTTTCCTGTTTTAGGATCATACCAATATTGTCCTCCTTGATCGGCATCTTTTATCAAAGAACCAAAAGGATTGTCAGGATCGTCCTTTATAGTTTTAAGAACATCCATTTTTGGAACACTCTTAGATTTGTTGGTGTTAAAAATAACATCAACGCCATCAGGAAAATCTTTTGGATCGCCATAAACAGCCATACCTTTTATATATTTGTTACCATCAACCATTATACGAACCTGAGAATATCGCGACTCTCCAAGCGACAAATCTGCTACTCCTGGACGAAGTTCAACAATGCCATCTTTATCGATTCCTCCGTCTTCCTTATATCTAATCATAAGGCGATTTGAGTCCATACTTTCAGGATAATTGAATTTCTTTTCAAACGTGTTTCCTCCGTCACGAGAAATATATTCTTTAAGTGTATGAATATTATTATAGTCGTAAACGGCGCTAGAAACTTTTTGGCCTTTAGAGTTGATTTTATATGGCGTGTCAGGAGGAGCTATAACTTTTATAGTTGTCATCTGACTAGGGTTGCTTGCCTGCGGAACTCGACCTCCAAGGACATGATATCCCTCTACTTCAAGAAGAGCAAGAGCCTGATTAAGTTTTTCTTTAGAAATATTAAGCTCTACATCTACGCCAGTACCAAGAAGAATCATACCCTTTTCGTCAACGTTCTTTTTTATAAAATCTGCGGTCTCTTTTGCTTTTAGCATTCTACTTTCAGATTTGCTATCCAGTAACGAACGAACAGTTGACTCGTTTATATTTTCGCCAAACCTTTCGCTCATTCTTCTAGCGATCTCTGTAGGACCAAGACCGTCTTCTTTTAGAGATTTAGCAGTGGATACTTTGAGCATTCTTCGCTCATCTTTAGCAAGGCCTTTTTGAGTACGATACTGAGTTGTGGTCAAACCAAACTCATTCATGATATTCTCGGGTGTTTCTTCCCAACCTTCTTTTTTAAGTATCTCAATACGAGCAAGAAAATCAGCATTACGCTGATAAGGATTTTCTCCTGATCCCCAAGGAAATCGTCCGCTACGACGAGGCATGCCATAATGCTCCAGTGTTTCGCCGTCATCTGATCCGCATCCAAAATATGACATAATCTCTTCTGCAACAGGATTCATGATCAACTCTCCTCATAATCAATTTTTTCTAGCAAATTATTAAGATGAACAATCTTATCCATTATCGGAACAATATCTTCTGCTGTAGGATTATGATACAAAATTTGATCGTTCTGATAAATTCTCAATTCCATATCAATATCGCTCGGCTTAATTTTGTATTCCAAACAAAAAAGAGCAGCATAAACTTCAAGCTGCTCCATATGTACTGGAGTTTTTCCCGTTTTTAAATCGTGAATTCTAAGCATTCCATTTCTAAAACATATAGAATCTGCTGTTCCAAAAAATCGATCAGAATAATATAAAACAACCTCCGTGCTCATCTTAAATCCAATTGCATCGTTAACATATGCATAAATTGTCTTTTTAGAACGAGGCTGCTTTATTCCTAAATCTATAGTGTCTTTAGCCCATTGATGAAATCTTGTTCCCATCTCTGCAGCTTTTTTGTTTGTGTACACCTCAATTGCTTTCTCGTCACTGTACCTTAACCAACTAGACTGGCTAGCACTAAATGGCGCATGAAGTCCTTCAAGATTTGAATGCTTTATGAAGTTCATCCAAAACCTCCTCCTTATTTTCTGGATAAATGAAACTAGAAAATGACATTTCATTCATCTTTTCAACATAATGATCTTGGTTAGGCCGTTTTCTTTCATCCGCGCTCTTTTTGCATTCTAATGAGGCCCACTTATCCTTGTATAGTACAAGCAAGTCTGGAATCCCCTGAATATAACTTGAGTCATTCTTCATTACAATGCACCCCGGAAATGTCTCTTTCAACTCTTTTATTAATTTGGCCTGAAATTTATTCTCCAGCATAATAAGTAGGCCTCCTTTCTGTAAAAATGTAGTCCTAGCTTTCTTACTAACGCAATCTGCAAGTTCATACCGGCTAGGACCAGTTAAAAAATATAAAAGAAAAAGTATGCTTAAAAAATAGCACTTTTTACCTTCCTCTCATAAAAGTCCATGTTTTTTTCGCGAATTTTAAAACTGCCAAAAATATGTAGTTTAAAATTCCGTAAGCTCAGATACATCGCAACCTAATGCTCTTGCAAGCTTGTCGATGACAAATCCAGTAGGCATAGTTTTTCTATGTATATAATTGCTGATGCTCTGCTGAGAGACTCCTGATACCTCGGACAAATATGATTGATCGAATCCCTTATCAACCATAAGTTCAACTAGTCTATGAGCAAACTCTCTTTTCCAACTTTCCTCACTGCCATCATAAGGAACTACAGTTCGGAAGCTATTCATTAAATCATTATACTCAATAACCGAACCATCGTACAATGTTATAAAAATAACATAATTGCTTTTTTGCTTAAACGACGCTGCTTGTGCAGCAATTGAAGGATAATACATCTCAAACCTGTCAAATATCGTGTCGTTCATTAATTTGCACCTCTCTAATTGAGTAATTTCATCTTTGCCCACTTTCCCAGAAAAATATGGGTTTTTAACCGGCTATCTTACTTTACTAATATATTAGTAAAATCGCATAGCTAATATAAATAGGGGTAATATCCGGGTTTTTGGCCAAAAAGTGGTCTTTTTCATACAATTTTAATAAAAATAAGAGGCTCAGTTTGTTCCAAGCCTCTTCTTTCATTACTTTTTTGCTTTCTTTTTAGCAACATCCAAACCAATTGCTTTATAAATTTTAAGTTTTCGCCCACGATATTTAGTAGTGTCTGCAATAATCCAAGCACAATATCCGTCAACAAGGAACATGTTTTCATCAACAATTATCGGGCTAAGCTTCTTATGTAGGGCAAATTCCATCTCTTTTTCATAGAGCTTTTCGGACTTAGGAGGTGCCTTCTTAAATGCTTTAGTAATTTTAATCTCGTCGAAATGCTTCCTAGAAATTCGTTTGCATTTATATGTTTTGAATTTCATTTACCTTTCTCCTTTCAAAATATAAAAGAATAGGACACCATGTTTCAGATGTCCCATTATTCAGTTTTTAGGATATAATCTAATTAGTTTCTTTTTACATTTATTAGCTGTTTTTTCATCACTGTCCTTAAGAGCCTTTTCTCCTTTAGACCAGTAATAATAAAATCTAATATCTTTGAATGACTTCATAGAATATCCTCTCCTTTCATAATAGGAGTTGCTATTTTTGCGAAAAAGAAAAGACCCAGATTTTTCTGAGTCCCTCTTATTTTTTTATAAAAGTTTAAGTTTTGGTTTTTGTTTTGTTTTTAATTTCTCCAAATCTTCTTTTGAATATCCCATATTAAGTAATAAACTTTCTGCCTCTTGAATATCAGCTTCTATTGATTCGTTGTTTTTACGCATAGAATTACTTATAGCTTTCAATTCTTCAGTTTGCCTGTCTATCTCTTTCAATATTGGATCTTCTTTTTTAACCTTTTTTCTTAAAAAATTAAACATAACCAAACACTCCTTTCATAATAGGAGATGCGTTTTTCGCGATCAAAATATAAAAGAGAAAAGCCTTAGTATATTTTAACCAAGGCTTTAATCTCATCTTTTAGTAATACTATATCAAGCCTCTTCTATCATACATCTCAACAAGCTTCATCATATGCTTCTTATTGAATTTCTCTGCTTGTTCGTCGCTTCTTAAACCTAAAGCGTGCAATGCATTGTGAATATCAATTAAGTTTGCATGATAACGAGTTGCCAGTTTTAGTATAGTTTTTTCCAATGACATAAGTATTACGCCTCCTTTCATTATAGGAGATGCTTATTTCGCGTGTGAAAGGTCGTCCGTCATAATATGTAAAAAATTATGAGTCTCGTCAACAAACTGAACTTTTGATGGGTTAACTCGCTCGATCCGGTCATCAAATTCAATGATGCCAAATATCCGTGAATATTGACCTCCAGGATGAGAACCAACCGTTAAACCAGGAGCAATTACATCAGCATACTGCTCCCAGCAATGGAAATATCCAAGTTCTTTGTCTACTTTACATAATCGGAGTTCTTTCTTGACTGTGATGTTACTCAATGTAGCCATTATTTTTCTCCTTTCAAAATATAAAAGAGAAAAGACCCGATGCAAATTACACCGAGCCTTTGCTCTTTATAAATATTGATCTACTCTTCCGTCAACATTAAAGTCTAGTACGATGTTTGATGAATTTTTATCACTGATAATAAAATCAATGTAGTTATCTCCGATTGGATTCTTTTCGTCATAATGCCAACCTACTACGCAACCCTCTTGCGATCTAGGAAATCCTAGTATTTTATAAACCTCATTTAAAAATACGGTATTCCTAGTTTTCAAGAGTTCATTAGTATATTGCTGACAATACTTGATAAACATCAGATTTGCCTCATGATTCTTACGCCAGTGAACATTTTTTTCATCAAATATTCTTGCGTACTTACTATATGCCTTTTCCATAGTAAATCACTCCTTTCATAATAGGAGATGCGTTTTTCGCTAAATATATAAAAAAAAAAAGAAAAGACCCAGATTTTACTCTGAGTCTTTACTTCTTTACTTCTTAAAACGCCAATATTTTAGATTGGGCACATAATCAATTATGCCGACTTTATGCATGTACAGTTCTTCCGCAAAAAGAACTCTCCGTATGATAAACATGGGTATCAACGGATACTTCTTCCTGATCAATTTCATGCAATCAACGGCATCATAATATAGACCCGTATTCATAAAATATCACTCCTTTCATTATAGGAGATGCTTATTTCGCGCCATCCGTTTTTCCTATAATCAATTCCGAATACGGCAGACTCTCGATCCAATCGCAGAACGTATGCCACTCATCAAGCTTATGATCCTTACGAGACTTATAAATATTCGCCAGAACTTCATAGTTCAGCATGACCGTACGTTTCTGATTATACGAGCTAGGAAGAAGCTGAATCATCTGCCACCATAAATCTTTTTTCTCGTGAATGTTTTGATCAACACATCCGCGTCTTTCTTCATCCATAGAATCCCACTCTAAGTATATTTCTCGTGCAGAATTTAAAAGACCAATAGTGTTCTTTAGGTTACATCGACCAGCGAGTACTAAATGTTCACACGAGAAATCCTCAAGCGTAAATTCTTTATCCGCAATCTTGTGCATAGTTGAGCAAGAGTTTGCAACTGTACCAACTTTATAGGTGTCGAACTCCTTCCACCAATATAGCGGAGCAGTGATATCCAAATATACAGTGATCATCCGCATAAATTTACGATGGTCTGTACCAGCATTTCGAAGGCGAGTCATGAGTTCGAGGTCATTAGGGCCTATTTGCTGTTCGTTGCATTCATCGAATCGAAGATTACAATGAGTACAGTCACCGCAATCGTCAAGCAAACTAAATCGACTATCACTCTTATCCCAAGAGTTCATCGGATTCCTCATACCTCTGATGGATGCTTCCCAGCCCATTACTTCAGTATTTTCAATTTTCAGCATTTTGCTTTCTCCTTATAATTTGTTATAATAAAATTTAGAAAGTATTTCTTGGCAATATTTGACAACCTGTATTAAACGTTGATGTATCATAATCTCGTAATTTATCAACTTTCTCTCACGAATAAATCCGATGATTAGTAAAATAACTAACAGCGATTCAAGAACTGTTCTTATAATAAATTCCATGCTCATATCCATTTTATTAAGCCTCCGCAAAGAATTTGTGACCACCGACAGTAAGTACATATGTCTGCGACTCATGCCAAGCACTGTAAACGAGAGCAGGTGCATAAAAATAAAGAATTTTAGCATCTGTAATTACTTCGCCTCTATCAAATACAGCACGAACTGCTTCTTTAACGCTTTCGTTCGGAGCCGGCCTATGTTTCGTGTAGCGATACATTATGGCGATTTCGCTGGGCTGCTTATTCTCTTTTTCGCAAGCATTTAAAATGCACTGAGCAACGCCCATTTGTCCTTCATAAGACTCAGCGCCTGATTCCGCCATTACAAGCGACTCAAGTTCTGAACGTTCGTAGTCGGACAAATAAAACCTAGGCCCGCTCTCTATAGCATCTTCAGAAATATCGGTTGTCTCCTCAATTTCTTCTTCGGGTTCTTCTATAACCTCCTCTTCAAATATAACAGAAGGTTCTGGATCGTTGATAGGAATATCTACTCTTGTTACATAAGGGATTCCAACTCCTTGAGTAGCACCCATAGCCTTTGCATTTACAACATTAAACTGAAGCGCACATAAGCAAAATATAGCCATACAAAGGATTACCGAAAGTGTGTCCTTAATTATCTCTTGGTCTCTAAGCTTTAATTTTTTCATAGTTTTATATCTCCTTAAAATAATTCTTTATTTTCGTAAACGTACATAAACTCTCTTGAAACGTGTTCTCTAGTCACAGAGATTGTCGGAAATTCAGGGTCTGACCGGTCAAGAATGAAATCAACGTTAATCGACAAATTAGAGATCAAATCGTCGGTTCCGGCAATATTATCCGCGTTGCTAATAAGATGCCGACCAGCAGCCTTTATGAGTTCAACAAGTCGTTTATGAGCTTTTGATTCTGTCTCAGACATATGCTCTGCAGACTCTTCCTGAATATGTTTAGCTTCGTATTCGCATGTAGGGCAAATCATAGTGCCCTCAGGAACAACTGCTCCACAAGATATGCATCTGTCTTCCATTTACTTTTCCTCCTCATCTATCTTGTTAAGCTTTTCTCCAAACTCTTTTAATATATCGATACAGGTATTAAGAGGTATTCCATGCTCCATGAATATCATCAGGCATGCTTTTAATTTTCTAAAGTTCGAATCTTCTACTGAACAGAATGATGAAAGCAGTTCAGTATAAACTTTGAATTTTAGCATCTCAGTAAGTGCGTCTTTATCTGCATCTATGCGAAACATGTTATCGTCTCCCATTTACTTTTCCTCCTCAGCTATTGTTTCTAAGATATCTGATTATAATCCAGATAAGCCAAATACCTCCAGTTGCAAAAGTCAATATAACATCAAGAATAAGGCCTGCTGTACTACGTTTTTTACTCATGATTCTGCTCCTTCTTTCTCGTTATTCTTAATAGGTTTATAATTAACAGGTTTATGAGAATATAGATTGCTTGAGTAACTTAGGCATTCATCGCAAGGACTCTCAAGAGAATCTTCGTCTGTATCAAAATATTTACAAGTCTTGCAATATGTGCCAAAATATACTTCTTTCATTCCATCTTCATTCATGCTTTGTGTCCTCCTTCATTTCATGAAAAACAGATTTAACAGCGTTTACCGTTAAGATTATCACTGTCATAACGGCGACGACTGCTATAATTCCTATACCAAGAAGAATAACAATACCAATAAGTGCAAGAAGATCTAAAAACATTTGAGTGAGCATTAATATCAGTTTCCTTTCATAGAAATTTTCTTAGAAATATAGTATTGAGCAAGATCTCCGTGATACACATAATGCCTCATTATGAGTTCTTCACGTCTACTGTTTATTGGAATAACGACTGAATTGCGATTTTTTCCTCTAAAACCGAAATCATTAAATTTAAATCCCATTTTTAGAGTACTGTTTCTTGGAGTTTCGTATTCAACTAAAAACCATCGATGATCATCATGAATTTCTGTTATAATTCCTATGACGTATTCCGGAGCCGAGCATGGTATGTAGCATATACCATATTGTAACGGATCAAATATAACTTTTTGTCCAACTTTAATTGTTTTTCGCTTTCTCATCGACAAAATCTCCTTTAAATATAAAGTCATTTCTTCGTCCGTTAGGCAACGTTCCATGCATCTTAACCTCTTTGCCGTTCTTAAGATCAAGAATTTCTTCCTTTGTGAAATATACAATTGTTTGCATAGTTTACTTCCTCCTTATCGATTAATATCCAAAAGATCTACACGACCAAATGTTCGGTCGTTTCCATTAGATTTCCAATTAGCAGTTACATCGAAGTCATATCGAAGCTCGTCTTTATCTATGTAATATACGGGCATTCCGAGATCTTTAGCGTGTGTTACTTCTTTAAATACGCCTATACCGACAAGTCCGTCCATACTGCTAAATATAACCATGTCGGATATCTTTATTTGATTTAGACATACGTTCATTATCTCGTCTTCGCTTTTTCCTTCAACGTTGAGATCGGCAGAAGGGTTAAATATCGTTGCATTAGGAAAATATGATTGTATAAGATTGAGTTCATAATCCTCGATCTTAGTTCCATACTTCCACTGATGATGGGCGTAATAGATTTTAAGTTTGCACTCATTCATTATTTAACCCCCTCGAAATTATTTCTCCGTCTTCGTCGCAAATAAATATGCTATATGAATCGTTACTAGGTGAATACGAACATGACCAATAAAGTCCGGATTCCTCAAGTATTTCTTGAATTTTTGCGACGGTCTCAAATTTTGAATAGTCTGACATGTTTACTTCCTCCTTAAAATATAAAAGTAAAAGACCCAATGTTTCCATTGAGCCTTAAACTTCTTATGTAATTAGATGATCTTAAGTCCTTCTCGTTCTATCAAATCTTTGAACTCGATCCATCCAGCCATAGAATTTTTCTTGAATGCCTCGGTGCAATCTTTCCTGAGTCCCCATCTGTTGTCCATTGCATATATCTCCTGGATGCTAGGGTATTCGTCCCGCATCATCTCAGCAAAGTTTTTGACAATGGCTATAGATATAAACTCCTGATCGATTACTCGATATCTCAGTACTCTATAGTTGTCTTCGGGTCCGCCGATTCCATAAATAACGATTTGCATTTTTAATCGTCTCCTTTCATAAAGGAGAATGTTTTTTACGCGAACTCATTCATACTCTTCGTACAATATAGCTATCGAGTGATCGCCATACCGAGCCTGCTGATATCTAAACTCTCGAATCAAAATATCAGGATGTTCTTTTATCCAATCGTTGAATAGATCGTCGGCTGTTGGACCACGTGCATTACCGAAAAATATCTTAGACCGAGTTCGAATGTTTACTTTAAACATTACCATTTCACCCACATTGACTCGTTGAATTTTTTCTTTTGACTTAAAGCCTTGCTTATTGCTAGATCAATGCCGCTTCTAGACTTCAAGTGATAGTAATATAAGTCGGTGTAAGGAGTATTGAGCCTATCGATTCTACCGGCTGACTGAGCCATGACTTTATAGCTGTAATTCTGCGAGTAAAATACGATTGTGTCGGTCTTGATGCAATTCCAACCTTCGGCGCCAGCGGTATACTGCACAAGATACACCCACCGTTTGCTAGTAGGGATAGGTTGGTGTGCATGCCCGTTCCATTCTGCGATTTGAACTTTTTCTCCATAATAGATTCCTTTCAAAATATCAAGCTCGTAGTCGAAGTTGTAAAATATGATCATTTTAGGATGCTTCTCAGCTAATTCCATAACAGCTATTTGCCTAGAATCATCCGAGTTAACAATCCTTCTAAGAACATAGCAAAGACCGGAAGCTTGCTGGATAGGCTCGTTCTTAAAAGGATCCCAGCGAGTCCTTACAGCTTCCTTATACTTTGAAATATCATAGCTAACATAAATATCTTCATGATGCGGAATAGTCTGTCTAGAGAAGTCCATGTCGATAAGAATCTGATTCCTTAATCGAATGAGACGGCCAGTATTAATATAGCGATCGATCTTTGGATACTTTGAATATGGAGAATATACAACATGCTCGTGCTCGAATTCTCTTTTTGTTTTGTAGAATCCGTTAGCCTTAAACACAGGAAAATATTGCTCCCAAGTATCTCCTGGTGTTGCCGATAGGATGATCCAGTCATTCTTCCTAGCAATATCCCAGAAAGCTTTTACCCATTTGCCTTTACCGGTCAGTCGATCTTCATCAAATATAAAGAACGCATCATACACGCCTTTATACTTCTGAATGTTGTTCCAGCTGTCAATTACGATCTTGTTTTTGTAAAAACTCACCTCGGGATTTTTTGAGATTAGGAAATTGGCTAATTCTCCCTCCCATTCGAGTGAGTCACGCTTCATGGCAGTTGTGATAATATAAAGATCTTTTGGATTCTTCATAGGGATGTAGTCCGGATCGATACTACCACCTTGCTCTTTAAAGTAGTAGTATAATCCTGTCCTACTTTTACCACTACCAACTCCGCCATTTAAAATGCAGCCGTTATGCATCCTTTCAACTGCATCCCTTTGATAATCACGAAGGAAGTATTCCATAATTAGTCATCCCATGGACCGAACATGGATTTAGCCGCTTTAGCAAGCTTTTCGAATTTTTCAGCTATGTCAGTCATAGTTATCTGGCCATCGATTTCGATCTTTGGAGTTTCTTCTTTAGGAATCCACTTTTTAAAAATATCATTATAAAACCCTCCACCAAAATGCTTCTTACAAATTGCCATGGCGAGTCCCTTCTCGGGATCAAACTCGTCTCTTTCATCGCATTTGACTACGGTCTTTGTTCCATCAGACCAAAAAACTATTGTTGCAGGATTGTTAAATATAACATTAGTTATAGAATTCATTGCCTTCTGCTTTGGAGATAGCTCTTTAATATAACTTCCGTTTTTAATTGTGGCTCGTGTGTCAGATGCAATTCTGTTATAGATATCACTATAAGGTACATAATTTACTTCGTAATCGTTATACCTCATTATTTGCTTCCTCCTTAAAATTATTTAAAATTATTTAAAATTTTTATAATCGTCCTTAATTGAGTTATAAAAAGGTACGAATGTAGGTTTGATCATTAATATAGTTCCGTCCGTAGCCACCGTAGCCTCAATGAACCATCCACCGATATGTACTGAGATGCCTTTGCCTCTGGTGAATGGAGTCTGAGACTGGAAACAACCCGTCTGAAAGACGTGAACGTTCCTATAAAATAAATATTCGGCCTTATGATAGTGACCAACTGCCAAAATATTCGGCTTTGAATCGCTCTCCATTGCCTCAACCATCTTCTGAACCTTATAGCTCAAAGCATAAGCTGTTCCGTCCCAAGGATGCCTGAGTTCAAGTATACAATGCGGAGTCAACTCCACAAGAGCGCAGTCCCTTCCAAGATAATCCAGGTCGGGTCTAAGGTTCGCTATAGCCTGACCAATATCATAGCCGACATGTTTATATATGCTTGCGTCATGGTTGCCTGTAATAAAATGAGTCGTAATGCCATCACGTTTAGGATAATTCTTTACAACATCGTCTCTCATCTCATCGGCAGATATTTCATACAATTCGTACTCGTGACCAGGCCTCATCTTAAGACCGTCCGTAATGTCACCTGTATGATAAATATCTTTTATGCCAAGCGATTTAGCATAGTCATAATATACATTAAGCCATGTAAGCTGAGTATACTTACTTCCGATCTGAGTATCGCCCATAAGACCGAACTTTATAGTCTTAGTTCCGCCCCAATTACTCAAGTGATAACTTGGCTCTTGGTTCTGAATAACAGCTCTTTTTTCTTCATGCTTAGACGCTGTATCTGCGTGTTTTTTCATGTACTTTTGAACTTTGTTGTACATGTTAGTAAGACCTAATTCGGATTCTATCTTCCTAGTCGCATCGCAAGGTCTAAGCCCTTGTGCAGCGTATTCCAACGCCGCTTCCTGCCAGGTTTTCAATTGTATGCACCTCCAGTTTTTAATCAATGTCAGCTATTGATTCAACAAAGCAGTTATAATAAATATATCTTTTTCCATTCAAATCGAACTTGACATATCCACCGTCATTTATTTCTAAATCGATTTTTCCACTATAAGTTGCGAGCAGCTTTCCGTCTGCCGTGTAAACATTTATTGTACGATCAAGTCCGTTTCCCCAATCAGACTTCAGATCAACCAGTGCTCGCGCTTACCGCTTGCAGTACAACCGGAAAAGCAGGCGACTATAACTATAGCTGTCAAAATAACTGCAATAATTCTTTTAAACATATAAATATAACCTCTTTTCAAAAATATAAAAGAGAAACAGCATGGCAGTAAAGTCCATCACTGCTTCTCTTTATTGTAATACATGAAAATGCCTAAGTATTAGAACGGGCAGTCTTCACCAGGGCACTCTTCTTCTGCAAATCTTGCAGCAAAACGATCAACGTTCTGCGTAACACTTATCGACTGCAAATATGCAGTTCGTCCTGATTTGCCATTGACATCCCAGTCATAAGGACGTATGTCAAGATCAACTGACATAATATCAACGTCATCCAGGCAAGATACACTCTCCTCGTCAAGTTTATTAACTCTTGAACCGGTCTTAAGATATACATTCGGTCCACGGTCATTAAACTTAATCTTAACAGGAAGGAACATAAACGGATCCTCATCTTCGCCACGAGACTTGATCTTTACATTCCAGCCATCTGCAATAAGACGATCAGCAGTTTCCTGGTCAGGAATAACCAATGCAAAGTTACGGTCTCCCTCTCGGTTAAACTTTGAGGGAGCTCCAGAAAAGTTACGATAAATAATTATGGCATCATCGATCTGAAGAATGCCTCTCGGTGCAAAAGTAATGTTCATAATTTTAATCTCCTTTTAAATATAATTTTTATCTTTTCTTGAAAGAATCATCGTCTTCGTTGAGCGGAACCAGATCTGAAATATCATAGCCCGCTCCACATGTCAACTTAGGTGTGCCATCGTCCTGAAGAGTCATATCCTGATCTCTGAAGTTCGGACATCCTATGCAGGATTCTGCACCGCATGCTCTAATCCAAGGTGGCTCTTCTATATTGGGAAGCGGATCATTTGAAACAAACCATTCGAAGTCTCCATAATTAGATATGGTATCGACAGCAGCATCGACAAGTTTGATATAATAAGTTTTGTCAATACTGTCCTGCTTGCCAAGAGTTTTAACCATTTCAGACTCAAGCCAACGATATCCCTTGGCTCCAGTTGCAGAAGAATATTTGACATTTCCTTCCTTGTCTTTTCCTTCTCTAAGAAGTTCTCCTCCTCCGCATCCGGGTTTAATAGGACAGAACTGACCAACCTTACCTATGAACTGATAATTATGTTCGCCTTCAGGAAGGTTTTCGTTCATGTCCAAATATAAAGCGGACTTAACTTCTTTAGTTTCGCATGTATCCTCAAATCCAATAGGCTCTTTACTAAAGAGTGTCTTGAATACGTAAGGGATCTGGAACTGAGTTCCTGTAGCTGTCCACTCGCCAGCATGCTTTCCGTCTTTATACTTAGCAATATAAACTGCGTCATTCACGAGGCACATCCTGTCGTACGTAGCCTCATGTTCGAAAGTATAGCCGTACTTGTTAGCGAATTTCATACAGAAGTCTATGATCTCCGGAGTTGCATTCGGAATCTTGATACTATCTGTCTTAATATGCGCTACAGTAAAACCTCGATTCGACACCTCGTCCTGAAGAGTTCGCATAAACAATGCTCCACGAAGAGCGACAATGTTGTTTTTGTTACGAATATCACGGAACGGATTATCGAAGTTGGCAGCGGTAAGGCCATAGACAGAGTTAATTGCTATCTTCAGTGCCTGAGCAAGATCTTTAGCCGTAGACTCGTCATCCAAATATGGGGCAAGCTTTCCGTCAAGCATTTCTCTGGCATCTGCAAAATCTCCATGCTTTATGAATATACGAGCATCAAGAATATCCTTGAAGTTCTTGGTATACTTACCGAAGCAGTCCATAGCAATTATTGAATGAGGATGCAGACTCATAATATCAAGCAATGCAAGATCTACATACATTCCCGGCTCAGCATACACATAGCCTCCAAAACCAAGATCTGTTCCGCGATATAGATTACGCATCGCATGATCGTTAAGTCTTTCCTCATATATCTTTTTATCAGTAGGAATATATTCAGGATACTGATTATAGTAATCCTTCCATGTTCCGAAAAAATATCCAGGAAATGTCTCAGACAAATCTGTATAAACCAGTTCAGGATTACGCTCTTTGCCAAATATAATTCGGGTTGTAAGGCTGTTTGTTGTGTCGTTTACTGTCATACCTGCCAGATTTGCCAGAATCTCACGAGCTGTAAAATCGCCTTTAAGATGATTAAACACAGCTTCAGTTGCAATAACATCGTTATCGCAATATTCGGCGACCTTCGTCCACATCTCTTCAGGTACAGGCTGATCCCACGGAAGACCGAGTTCTTGATGATGAATACCAAGTTCAATCTCCCACTTTTTCAGTGACTGCTTCTTAGCTGCAAAATCATAAACGTCCGTATACGATACGTTATAAGCCTCTCCAAAAAATGCGTTTTTACTTCCCATAACAATTTTTTGTGAAAGATTATACAGCTGCTCGTTCGTATATCCCATAAGTCTCGCATACAGAATATGATTATCATAGCGCCTGCAGTTGAAGCCTACAAGTTTGAAGCGCATAAGATCTTCGATCTCAGTAGGAGTTGGATTGATCATTCTTACAACTGGATTTCCTTCACCCGCTGCTTTCCAATTAACCAAAAACAGATTAGGAAAAACCTCGACGTCATAAAATATAAGATTTGCATCACTACTATCGGATGGTGCAGAAGGCTCTTCAGACTTAAACTTCATCTTATTAACAAGCTTGATACAGTAGTCAGCCTTGTTGGTACTTCCTGCACCAAACGCAAGCACTGCATTTTTGAGATCCGAGACATCATACTTCATCCCACTAGAATATGCATCTTCAAGAGTCTTATAGATAAAGTCTATACTCGGCTTAGTTGCAGCATGATACTCCTTATTAAGATTGCGCTTTATGATAGTCCTAAGTGCCTTTTCGCTTTTCACCCCTTCAAAATTTATCACTTTACTTTCTCCTTTCATAGGTAGTCCAGAGCTGATAGTTGCAATTGGGAGATCATTACATTTCGTAAGTTTTCTTCGAAGAGAACTCTTACCAGTGAATACCTTAATCTCAATATTATCATCATATATGCGACTAAGTTTTGTAGGATCACCGGTATAAATATAATGAAGATGAATACCCGCTCCACTCTTACTAAGTTCTGCATACGTAGCCGGCCATTTACTAGCCTCTTCCACGTTCCTTTCAAAAGACTTATTGCCATTCTTATCTTTAATATCAAAGTCGATGACAATATGATTCTCCGGAATTCTTACATAATGGAGCTTACGAGTATTCAGATCTCTTAGTTTGGAAGCTACTTCATCCCATTGCTTAGTAGGAGTTTCTTTAGACGTAGCATACTGAGCAAAGCAGTCAGCGCACTCTTTATCAAATATAGATTCTTCAGCATCAAATTTAATTAAGTGCGTTTTAGGTTCTTCTTTTTTCTCTTCTGACTCACCATCTTCGAATTTATCAGTTCTAAACCCGCTATAATAACTACGAAGTCTAGAGCCGTCATCATCAGTAAAACGTTCTTTGAAATCCCAAAAATAGTTTTTCAGCTCTTCTTTAAAGTTTCTCTGAGAATATGGATAAGGCACTTTTGCCTCTTCGCAATATGTCTTATACATCTCCCAGGCAGCCTTTAAAGTTGTACCGTCTTCTTTCTTGAATACATGATATGAATCAATAATAAAGTTGTAGAAGTCATTTGATGCTCCGAGCATTGCAATTGGAATATAATCGTCATAATAGCCAGGGTCACTCAAATATACTTCTTGGCAATGATATGCTATGGCTCCAAGTTCAAATGCGATTTGTTTAGTGGTAGCCTTATACTCCTTCGCGTTAAGCTTATTACCAGTAGGAGATACGTCAATAAGTCTACGAATAAGACCCGATTTGCCGTCTGTAATCTTTACTGGTTTGTTCGTTCCCATAAATAAGAAACATTTAAATCGACTAGAATATGTCGACTTAAATTTCTCATTCACGGTCATGAGCTCGTGCGAAACAAGGCTGTTAAGGCGTGTATTGTCTTCAATCTTAGACAAATCGCCATCATGCTGAATTGCAACAAGTGGATTTGTCTTGAAAGCTTCAAGGGCAAACGAGTTATTCGATGACCCTAGCGCTTTAGCATCAAACACTGAATAATATCCCTCGAACAGCTGCTGAATAATATTTAAGATTGTAGATTTACCAGTTCCTGCTGCGCCATATAATACCATGAATTTTTGTATCTTTTTAGAATCTCCGGACACAATTGAGCCGATCGCCCACTCTATCTTATGCCTCTCTTCTTCAGAATATAGAGTAGACATTAGTTTGTTGTATGCTGAAATATCGCCTTTTTCTAATGGGTAGCTGAGTTTCTTGCTGGCATAATCTTTCTTGTTAGTTTCTGCATTTGAAAATATCAATTTCTCATCTAACATGTGAAAATTATCTCGCATCTGCTTCTGACAATACTTATGCCATTTATCGATCATTCCTGAATCTGCGTCCCACATATATAGAACCTTTGTATCAGACTCTAAATTTTTGCGATGCTCTTCGGCATACTTTTTCAGCTCTGCATCGATCATTCTCAATGCATCCTGCTCTTCCGTAGACCACAAGCCGCGTTCTTCGTCCCATACTGCATAGAAATCACTACCACGAATCATTAGATCTGAGCTTTTCTTCATTAAGAACGTAGGATAGATTTCAACAATACCACGCTTTGTGTTACGGGTCGAGACCGTCATGAAATCAAGCATTTCATTATTTAATCTCCTTTCTTAGACTCTTATCCAGCTTTTATTTATACGATTTCATCCAAATACCAGCAAAGCTGATACCAAATTTCAACCGTCCGTAGATCACGGTCACAATCCTTAATTGTAAATAATCCGCCTTTTCCGTCTGGTTCATACTCACGATTAAGCAACCTTGTGACCGCTGCTTCTACATACTGCCTGTTAAATACATCATCCGTCATAGAGCTGAGGCCCATATTTACGATCATCCCCCAGAACCATTGTTTAGTTCTGTCTCCATATGCAGGATTGTCCATGATGCTTTCCTCACAGCGTATAGCCAATGCAATCATCATTTCCAAAACACTACACGGGCCATCCAAATATGATTCTTCATCCCCGTGATGTCGAAGAGCAAAGCGATATCGTAAATTTAATCCGTCCTCAGCTCTATTTCTATCTCTTCGTAAAATATAAGTGAACTCTGTATTGTGTAAGCATGACAAAAGCTTTCTGTAAGAAATTTGCTTTGAATATCTATCCTTGCAAACTAAGTCATACAACCATTCAAAATATTCGTTTTGAATTTTATCTGCGATTGTCATTAATCATCCACCTGATTCTGAGGCGCAATATCACTATAGTTTGCAGAATCAAGCAAAATCTCATAATCAACTTTCAAAGCATCATTTCTAACGAATACAGAGTCGTCCTCGTATTCACCAAAATGGTTAAGCGAGTCCTCTCCAATAAGATCATCGATATCGTCTACGATTTCATTATACTCGTCAGTAAGGACTTTATCATTATAATATGTGAGACTTATCGTCTCGTAATCCGGATAATCGCCGAACTCGTCCGGAGAAATTACATAAGGTCTATCGGTCATCACGTCTCCCCCTTTCTCATTAATATTATTTGAATAACTTGTATAATTATGTCTAGCTATAACGTCTTCATACTCCTTTACTTCTTCGGGCTGAACTTCAGGAGTTTCTGCCTTTTCAGACTCAGCAGGATGAAGTTTTGCTTTCGCTGCTTCAATATCTACCTTCTTAGCCTCAAGGTCGTCCTTTCGCATCTTTGCATACGTTTCTTTAACAGAATCAATCTCTTCCTGAGCGATCTGCTTATACTTTTTCTCTATGCACTTCCATGTGACAAGCGAACCTACTGAGGCACCCATTACAAATGCCAGAAAAGATAACAGTTTACTGTTCATTCTTTAGTCCTCCATTTTAAACGTTTTTATTCATGTTCTTGCAATCGTGGATCGGTTATTCCTGCCGGGAAAAATATAGATTTTCCGATTTTAACCCCTTTTATCCAGCCGAGTGAATACCACCATTTGATGGTCTCCACACCGACTGAAAATTTAGATGCCAGCTCTTCTTCACTTGCAAATCCGATAAAACGGTTGTTCTGAAAAATAACTTCATCTTCGAGGTCATTCTGCAAAATATAAACGATTAAATCTTTACCAGTCATTATTTGTCTCCCTTTCAGATGAGATCGAGAATATTGCCGTCGACATTGAAGTCAAGAAGAATGCTCTTTTCACGACCATTCACAAAGTCGCGTGCTTTTTCATTATACAGATCATAGATTCCGAAGTCTACGAAGTTATCGTAAATATCAGGATGCGATTCATCATAAATCCAGCCTACTACCTGACCAGCCTTTGTTTTCGGAATGCCGAGCATATCATACACATCATTGAGGAACAAATATCCCTGCTTCTGCAGCTTTTCGTTGGCATAATTCTGCTGATGCTTAAGGAACATAAGGTTATACTCTGCATCCCTCTTCCAACCTGTGCAAAGCTCATCAAAGAATCGTGCATAATCGCTATGCTCATTTACATCAGCGACTTCTATCGACTTTTTTACAGTCTTTTCTTTGCCCTTTGAATTTTTTGTAGTTTCTTCGATTTCTTTAGCCTTGATGTTGTATTTAAGCTCTCGGTCAATATCTTTTCCGAAACGTTCGACAACACGGCTTCTATATTCCTTAAAGCCCTTATCGACAGTAGCATACGCAGCAGCAAGAGCCACATTTCTCTTACGAAGAATATTGTTAGACGCGAGTATGCTAGTTATAGACAGAGCGCCAAGTACTACAGAAGGGCCGTAAAGCTTTATAAACTTAACAGCAGTCTGAGCATATATAATTGTCGTGTCTTTCTTAAGGTCCTGTGCAGTGTAGTTCTTTACGTCCTCTTTTGCAGAAAGAATATCAATCTTTCGAATATCTTCATTCGAGAACTCGTCTGTAGCCTCTTTTAGACCAGCTGCAGTGGCTACAAGATGAAGATCATGCGTGTTCTCTTTAGTCTCTTCTATAATATCGTTTACCTTGGTTGTTGCCTTACATGCCATGACAGCACTTGTCACGACACCTACGATACCAGCTATTACAAGAGCTTCAGGGGCATACTTCTTACAAGTAAGTCCGGCCTTGCCAAACGCTCTTGTCATGTTTTTAGTGATTTCGAACTTTTTCATAGTTAGTCGTTCTCCTTTTCCATTTTTTCGACATGATTAATAAGATGATTTAAGTACCACATTGCCTTCTTTAGATCCTGAAGTCCGTTCTTCTGTTTCCAACGGCAAATATACTTAATAATATTGCCTGTATCGGTTGCTTCTATTCCCTTGAGATCAAATGTAAACGCCTCTATTACATCAATCGTCTCAAGTCCAGTTTCAGAAATATAATGAGACGGATGCTCTACCATAGGGTCTACTTTATTTATGTCCATAAATATCCTCCTTTAATTAATAGGTAATGCCTTAGGCAGTTTAAGCATATAACCGCCGCCCATAGCTCTTACCGGTTCTGCATTACGAATATTTGTCCAACCATATTTATTATCTGTATAATTTCCAGTTATTCCGACCAGATCGTAAAGATCTGCTACGGAAACTACACCATACATGTCAATAAGCTCATCCATTCTCGACAGAACTTCCTCTGCTTCGCCTCTGCTTTCGAGATAAATATCATCGAAATTATATCCGGATCTTGTCCGAGCGCTTCCGTATCGACGATCGTCTTCTCTTCGAGAAAATTTGTCATATGATATAAATGAACTATTGCCTCTGCTTGACCTATTTCCGGTAGTTCCGAACAGAATCATCGAAACTCCGTCCGTAACAATATCCGAGATTGCTTTCTTCACAGCAGGTACAAGAACATCCATGAGAATATAAGACTTGACGTTCGCCGCATCTTCTGAAATAAATAAGTCTTTGAGTTTATTCATCTCAGATTTCTTCTTGGTTTTTACAGTTCCATTAACAACTTTTTCAACCTTTTTCTCAGTTTTTGCTGCAGCTGCTGCCTTTTCTTTTGACCTGTGTGAATTAGGCTTATAGTCTTCCACTGTCAGTTTACTCCTTTCAATCTATTAATATTAGTGTTCCAGGTAATGTGATTTTAGACCTTGGAGAATATCCATTAGCAATTTTCCATTGATAGGTAAGATTTGCTCTTGCTTTCTCCTTAGAGACAGCACTTGTTGTTCCATTCCAAGACCTAACCAGACAGTCATCGAACCTCATTACTGGACCATCATAGTAATATAAATGATTTCTTTTGGTTTTGTCCGTATTCAAATATCGGCAATCACCTGTTGGATGTCCGCAACCCAAATCGTACTTACTTCCGTCCATCCAATGTCTACAACCGATACAATTTGGCGTGAGATAGCCTTCATAAGAAATATCCATACTTTTCTCCTTATAAAAAGGAAAAGGGAAAGCACCCTGTTACAGGTACTTACCCTTTTTAGAACTTATGTTTTTCTTTACTCCGCTTCTTCTACTTCATCGGAATCTTCGATATCGACGCATTTGTCATCTTCGATTTTAGAGATCATATAGCCCTTTTTTCTAAGTTTGTTGATGCGCCATTCGTCAATCTTTTCTCTGTTCTTGTAGATGAGGGCTCCAATGCCCGCTCCTACAGCAACAACAGCTCCGACGACGATTGCTGCGACCTCAATAACTCCTGATCCTTCAGGCGCTGCCTCAACCTCTTCGATTTCCTCGATGTCGTTTACGTTTACGTTCTCGTTTTTGATTTCTTCCATGATAAAGTCTCCTTTACAAAATATCGAAAAACGTGGTACGTTCTTCATAATATGAAATGTTTTTTTCGCGTCTTTTTACATAAAACTTGAGAAATCACATTTTGGCGCAACGCTGTAGTCAATTACAAGACATGGCGTGCCATCTTCTGCCAATTGCGAGCTAAAGTAAATATCAATTTCTCCATCGTCAATATTCCAACCAAGATCGTATCCGACATTGATAGGTTTCAGACCGATAAGGTCATAAAAGTCGTTCAATGAAGCATACATATCCGTAATAATGTTTCGGTTGATAACATTTACGGCCTTCTTAATAGTGTCAATATCAGACTTAAAATATCGTCCGAACGCTCCATCATAACAAAGAGTTTCGCCTTTCTTTGTTATAATGACCTCACTATTGCCAACTGGGTTTTTCTTAATCTTCTTTTCAGCAACTTTGTCCTTAACAACCTTCTCTTTTTTCTCTCCGATTGTCTCTACAACAGCGTCTTTATATTCATTAAGAGCTGTTTCTGAGATTTTGTAAGCTGTTGCCAGAGCAGCAGTTCGTTTAACATTTACTGTAGTTCCTCCTATAAGGCAAGCGATCGATACTCCGCAAGTTATAACGGCAGGTATGTAGCAAGGCCATACAAGTTTTACTATATCAAGCATCTTAAGTTTCACATCTTCGCAACGTTCGTTTGATAACTCGTTTTCAGCATTTTCTATCAACCTAAGAGCTTTTGGAGTAGCCTTTACAGCAAGAACTGTAGTCGACACCATACCAGCAATTCCAAGGCCAGTAAGAATTTCAGGACTATGCTTTGTTAATGTCGTCTGAATATTCTTAATGACGTTTGTTAAATTTTCTTTACCCATTTGTTTTCTCCTTTCAGATTCGCTATTAAAAATAAAAGAGGCCTTTTGAGCCTCTCCTATTTTACTGATGGTTTTTCATTGCTTCTGCAACTTCTTTTGCGATTGTCTCATTCATTGACTTTTTCTGAGCTATACCTGATACGACCGTTGCGGCCACACTAAGTCCAGCTCCTAAATATCCCAATACTTTGACAAAATCGATATTAAGCTTTTGCATAAAGCATTTCACCTCCTTCATAATAGCGATTGTATTTTTTGCGAATTTAAATATAAAGAGGAAGAGAATATGTTTCCATAATCTCCTCCCCTGGCACATTAAGTTCCTCACTTCTTTGGAAGTAGTTTGTTAATCCAGCCTCTTCCCATTATTGTTGTTACTGTTCCGGTCTCTTCGAATTTAAACGATGCTTTCGTTCCCCAAACAGCTGCCGCTATTGGCAATATAATACCTGCCACGCTTATCGCATGCTGAACCCATCGAGATTTTTTCTCCTCGTCCATTTGCTTCTGTTTGAACTCATTATCGATTTCTCGATTCTTTCGTCCTTCCTCAGCCTCATATTCGAGTTTGTTCATCTCCATAGATCTGTCAAGAAGCTTGGTAAGTCCATCTACCCCTGCTTTGTACTGTTCAGATCCGAACTCCACCTTACTTAAATGCTCGAACTGATCCTCAATTTCTACTTCTAACAATGTTGGAATGCTCATTTTGCATTTCTCCTTTCAAAATTGTGTGAACTAATATGTTCCATAATAGGATCTGTTATTTCTGCGAAAGGATCGCGTTATTGTCCACTTTGAGGATGACATGCTTTTTCTTAGATAATCCGTCAAGATCGTCTATTTCTATTCTGTAGACATCCTTCTCAGGATTTGAATGATCGATCCTAAGAGTTCCAGCCTTACGGTATCGAATAGAAAATATAATGTTCGAAATAATCGACCCGACAAGTACACCTACGACAGCAAATAAATATTCCATTTTGCTTCCTCCTTTCTAAAATCCTTTAGAAAAATATAAACAAATTCCGTTATCTGTGTACGGAAAATGAAAACTAAATTAAAAAGAAAGAGCCATTGCTGGCTCAATCTTTTTACTTCTCGAATAACTCTATAAATTTTTTAATTGAATCTTTCAGACTTTTCTTTTCAGCAGATCTTTGACCGAGTTTATAAGTTACATAAGTAAACCCGCCAATAATACTTGCAGCTCCGACTATTGCCAAGCTGGAAATAATGCTCGCACTTTTACCTGTAAGTAATAAACCTTCGATTTGAACTGTTCTGTTTTCCATAATCTATCCATCCTTTAAAAATATATTAGAGTTTCCTCTTCATAATAGGATATGTGATTTTCGCGGAAAAATATAAAAGAGAATGGTGATTCATGCATACCTACATACGACACCAACCGGTTTATCCACTTTATTACACGGATTCATACATGTCTGTATACGACCGTTCCGGTTTCATCCTAACTTTCTCTTCATAATATGGAATGTAATTTTCGCGAATTTTATGGAGAATTTGAAAAAAAAATAGACAAAGTATAAATCGCGAATATAAAAGAAGCGCCTATTGACCAGACAGAATATGCCTAAGACAAAAGACGCTTCTAGAGATCGTTAGTAAAAGAAATACATGCAAAAGGCTATGGTGATGATTAGCCCTTATTTTCTTTCTTTTCAGCTTTCAGCTTGTCAATGAGTTCCTGTCCCTGCTTAGCAGCATCAGTGAAGTTATTGTTCTTCCAGAAGCCCCAAGCCCAAGTAATAATGGCTACGATTGTCGAAACAACAACGTAAATTGACTGCTCGTCTATATTGAGAGGATTAAAGCCTCTCTGAGCAGCTATGAAATTTATAAGAGCTATAATACTAACTATAGTTCTAACGATAAGATTAACATCTATTTTCTTCTCCATATTTAAATCCTCCTTATTTATATTCAAAGTCATGCATTTCTACTTCTACTTTTTCGATCTCTTTTTTCATTGTTTTAATCTCATTTTCGGCAATAAGCATTCTTTCTACTACTTTGTTGTGTTGTTCTACTTTCTTTTCCAGTGCCTGTAATCTATAAGTAACAAGTGCAACTGTTTTATTATTCGAGCAATATGCACCAACAAGAGTGCCTATAAATGCTAAAACTCCTACTACAATAGTTGCCCAATCCACTAGTTCGTTCACCCCTTTATTTCCAAGTACCTATAACATACGCATGCACATACATCGTTCCAGAGACTTCTGCCTTTGGCGCCAAAACACGAAATAAAATATGATCCGTATTAACCGTATATGCTTGCACCATTTTTAGACCATTTCCGTTAATAGTTAATTGCACGTTCTTGACATTGGCTATTAGACCGCTAGGAAAGTCGATACTTGAATTCTTAAAATACATTGAAGAATTGGTATATTTATCGCTAATAGCAGATGTTAACGTCTGTACACACCACAATTCTATGTTGCCATTATTCCATTTCTTATAATCCCAATCACCGCTCTTAGCAGTTTCTATAATATAATCTTCCTCGCCTACAGGTAGACGGATCCAATTAGACCAATTTTTGTAATAATTACGAAAATATCGATGACCATCATAAGTGACAAATTCTTGATAGCATATACTTTGATTAGCGAATCTTCTTACTATTAGCCATCCGTTTTTATCTTCTGGCTTATTAGTCGTGTTTGCATAAGCATAATAATGGCCGCTAGTAATTATATTATTGCAATCGCTATCTGCAATGAGAGGAATATCCTCTGTAAATCCTTTATTAAAATGCGCACCACTATAAAAAATTGCATCCATACCAACTTCAAACTCATCCGCCTGGCTTATCTTACCAATGGCAAGTCCTTTTCCGGATGCTGCAATATGCATAATCGAAAAGCCGGTCGAAAGTTCAGCAGTAGTTGTAGACGTCTCAAAAGAGTCTATTGCTTGCATCTGTACATTGTATGAGCTTCCGTCTTCTGCAGAAAATATCTCGGATCCTTCTTGAGTATAAGATCCCATATTAATTGTTCGAAACGTGTATGTCGTATCACTCGTTTTTTTATATCGTAGCTTAATAGACTTCGAGTTTTTATTTGACAATGACGTTATTACTGCTTTATATGAAACTTTACAGTAGGACCCTGTCATATTTTCGGTACCGTCTTGATCACATCGGTGCATAGTAAATGTTATTTTAGGAGAACTATATGCAAGAACATTTATAGTAGTAGTTGCTGACCCCGTTCTATTACGTTTGTCAGTCGCTTTACCAATAATAGTATTTGTACCGGAAGCAGTAATAACACCAGTGGTTGCTGGATTATCACTATATGTATTCCCGTTTGCAATAATACTGTAACCCGTAATCGGAGAACCATATGCTGGCGTCGCAGTGACCGTGATTTTCATTTTTGACTTATTCTGAACGTAACCACCGTATGTAGCCGAATATCCAGTTGGATCGGTTATATTCACGGTGCACGCAGGCTTTATCGATGTTGGTATCTTCATGACAACAGTTTGATCAGAAGTTCCAACAACGGTTGATCCATTGTATGTGGTCAATTTAAAATACACACCCGCTGGAAAGAGTTGTGTAGCAGTATTGGCTAATTCTAACGGAGGAGTAAACGACCATGACGTTGCCGTCGATTTAGTAGCAATTGTACCGGAATATGAACCGCACTCCCATGTTAATGTATGCGTAAAACTTGAAACTTTCCTGTCAGCGGTTATTGTCTGAGCCACCCCTAGTGTTCCGCCACTAACGTTT